TTCAAGAATGGAACGGTTCAAACGTGGTATTGGTATAAGGATTCGCTCGGGTGGAAATTGACATAATGAAAGCGGTTTGCCTATAGGTGTTAGCAGTATGATAGTGCCCTCTACGAAAGCCTATAGGCAAACCAAATGATAGCGATTAGCCCAAATCTGATTACAAAATGTCAGATTTGGGCTTTTGTTTATATTCAGAAAAAAGGGGCTCTAAAATTAACATATTTTAGGTACACATGTACAGTAAAAAAATCGCTACTGTACATGTTTTTGTGCACTCTAACTCTCTCTATTATAATATATTATATGTATATGTACAGATGTACAGTAAAAAGAGGGGTATAACATTATTTTGGAGAAAAGTGTATTTTGAGGGGTATAAAAACCACTATATTCTATATTAAAGTTTACGAAAACAGGTGTGTGTCTGTACATGTGCCTGCAACTAACAGAAAGATAGGTAGTTACTGTGTTCGCGTGTTCCAGCGTGTAAATATAATTCATTTGTAAACTTTATTTGTAGAAAAAGGCATAACTGCCCGTTGGTTGGTCTGATGCGATTTGTTGCCTACCTTTGTGCCATGATTGAAACGATACGTATTGCCGCGCCAATACCGGGATAGTCCGAATACTACTTGTGCATCTCTTTAAGAGACCGCGAGCGCACACGCGCGATACCTTATTACCAAATAACAAAAATATGGCAGGAAGAGCAAAGAAGGAAGCCGCCCCGAATACGAAGGCGGCAATTACCAAGGGACAAGCGACGGGCAAAGCCCCCGCCCCTAAAACAGATTTGAAGAAGTGCAAAGAACTTTATGAGGTTGTGCAGACGCGCGGTTGCAAAGGCGCAACGTTGACTACCGTCGAGGAGTGCGTAGATTACGTAGCCGAGTACATGAACTTCTGCGAGCGAAACCCGTTCATTACTTATGAAGTCCTAAAGGGTGGGAACGCGGCAGGGCAAAAAGTCCCCATAGAGAAGAAACGCGCGCCATCGCTTGGCGGCTTCTGCCTTTTCATCGGGTGGACTCTGCAAGCGTTCAAGAAGAACGGCGCACGGCTCGAAAAGCTGGCAGACGATGGGGACGAAGACGCGGCTAACTTATTGACCGGGTACGCCCTTATCGCCGAACTCATCGCAACCGATATGGACGAGAGCGCGCTCGCCGGTGTGGTTGATGCTAACTACATGGCGAAGCTTCGAGGGCTACGCGACCTTAAAGACGTTACAAGCAACGGCAAGGAGGCGGGCACGAAGGCTATGCAGGTTAACGTACTATCTGAGGACGCAGTGAAGAACCTACAAAAGTTAGGAGGCATTTAGCGCATGAACGTTACATTTACTTTTGAAAAGATACTGGCGGCTTTCGTAGACCCGAAGATACGCGGTGTAGCCTCTAAAGGCGGTACCCGTAGCGGCAAGACATGGGCAACCCTACAAATGCTGCACATACTCGCATTGAACAATCCGCAACCGCTCGTTATCTCGTGTGTGGCGGCTACGTTCCCTATGGTAAAACGTGGTATGCTCCGAGACTTTAAAGCTATGGTGGCAGCCGAGGGCTATTGGGACGAGAACAAGTTTAATAAAACGGAAAGTACATACGAATACCCGAACGGCACGATAGTAGAGTTCTTCTCATGTGATAACGCCGGCAAGGTGCACGGTCCGGCACGTGATATCCTTTTCGTGAACGAGGCGCAAAGCATACCCCGGGAAATCTTTAGGCAGCTTGATATCCGTACCCGTAAAAAGGTCATCATCGACTACAACCCGGTACGGAAGTTTTGGGGCGAAACCGAGTTCGTAGGTGACAGATACACCACGATACATTCGACGTACAAGGATAACCCGTACTTGACCCCCGAACAAGTGGCAGCCATCGAGAAGAACAAGAACGATGCTAACTGGTGGCGCGTGTACGGTGAGGGCTTGACGGGCGGCGTAGAGGGTAACGTTTACCCCGAATATGAAGTTATAGACGATATGCCGGAAACCTTCACGGGTAGATGCCTGGGGCTTGACTTCGGTTTCGTGAATGACCCTACCGCCATTGTCGATATTCGCATGGAAGGCTGGGACTTATACGTAGACTTGCTTTGTTATGAGCAGGGTCTACTGAATAGCCATATAGCGGACTACTTGAACGCCAACGCACTGAACCGGGTAATAACGGTGTGCGATAGTGCAGAGCAAAAGAGTATCGTGGAGCTACAGCAAAAGCGTATCAAAGCAATACCGTGTGTCAAGGGACGCGGCTCGGTGGCGGCAGGCATCGCCCAGGTGAAGCAATTCAAGTTGCACGTAACAAAGCGTTCCGTTAAGTTACTTGATGAACTGGATAACTACAAATGGATTAAGGACGAAGTATCGGACACGTACACCAACGAGGCGATAGACGCGTGGAATCACGCACTTGACGCACTCCGTTACGGTGTGGACTTCTTGATACGTAAATACAGACCTAAATAATGAAAAAGTTTATTTTGAAATGGATATATCGCATAACGGCGATTAACAACCGAAAGGTTTTATTAAGAGTTGCTAACCTACCGGCAAACGGAACGGTACGCATAACCAAGGACGAGGAGAAGTTGCTAAAGGATATGATTAAGTACTGCCGCCCCTCACAAGTCGCTACGCGCAATGGGAAAGCCGTGTACAGACTTAGGGACGTCGAGGGTATAACCCTATGGTCTATGCTTGAAACACGCCGTGCAGAGGACGCAAACGGGCGTATCAAGGCATGGACTGATGACAACTATGAAGCCGAGACGATTCTCGACGCTGCGAAGCTTGATAAGTTCATCGTATCGCAAATGGAGATTGCAGACGGTCTTGAACAAATCGTGTTTCAGAACATGAAGCAGACGGGCGAAAGCGCGTTGACAGGTGACGAGACGATTAAACAGGCAAAGAACCTACTCGGACTTGTGCAGATTACGGCAGAGCTATTCCACTGTAGCTTTGAGGACGCGAAGCAAATCAACTATTCAGACGCTATGCTGGCTATCGCCAAACGTAACGACGAGATAGAGAAAGAGAAACGTGAATTAAAGAAACAACAAATGAAAAACAGATAGTTATGACTTTTGAAACAATAATTAACACAGCGAACGCCCGTGCTACAGCACTGGGCAAAACGCTGATATTCGGAGATACCGCCGTACAGAACGTAGCGGCTAACGAATTGAGTGAGGACTTTTTTACGCTTGACGTAACGACTGGAAGCTATACGGACACCAACGTACCTAACAGTAGCGCCTACACGGTTGTCATTCGCTGTATGGGTACGTCGGCTTATATGCGAGACGATGGGTTAGAGATTGCGACACTGATACGTACAGACCGTCTTTTGCATGAGATGCTTAAGAGCTTCATATGCGGCTACGAGATTGGCTCGCTCCGTATCGCCAAAGTGCAGAACCAGTACGATACAATCAAATCGGGCTGGGAGGCAACGTTCGACGCTTACAAGTACGGGGCGTGAACTTGATACAGTTTGTTTTCTGATGGTTTACTTCGTACTTTTGTGCATTGTTTAAAAACAAAAGAACATGAAAATCATCAGAAACAACATTATCCCGGTTAAAGGCTTCAAGGCTATTAACCTATTCGGCGTTCTCTTCGTACGTGGTAACGCGGCTATTAGCGAAAAGACGTTAAGACACGAACACATCCACACGATGCAAATGCGCGAAATGCTGTATGTGCCGTTTTACTTGTGGTATGGTATCGAGTACGTTATTCGCTTCTTCGGTTGGAGCTTCGAGAAGAAACCATGTGACCCGAACGACAAACCATATGACCGCATGAGCTTCGAGAGGGAAGCATACGACAACGAGCACGATGTATACTACCCGAAGACAAGGAAACATTTTAGCTGGTTTAAGTATATTTAACTATGAACAAGGAAGTTACCCAATTAGTTAGGCAGATACGCGACGAGATAGTAGCTAACTACTATCGCATGAGGCTTAACGCTTCGGGTCGCTTCGATAGAGAAACTGAAGTGATAGAGTATGCAGGCGGCGTTAAGATTGAAAGCCCGGCATACATCTACCAAATGGAGGACGGGAGGGCGGCTGGTAGCTTCCCACCCGTTTCTGCCATTAGGCAGTGGATTAAAGACAAGAACGCGAACGCCGGTACGGACATACCCGAAGAAGCGGCCTACGCGATAGCATACGTTATCAAGCGCGACGGTATTAAAGTACCCAACGAGCACAACGAGGGCGGCGTAGCAAGCTCTATACTAACCCCCGAGATGGTGCAACGTATCACAGTAGAGGTGTCCCGGATAGTACGGGCGGAGATATTAACAATTTTAACTAAAAAGCAATGATTATACGAAATCTATTAACTAACGAAACCACCGCGGAAGCTGGCTATACGGTAATTGGCGGCATCGGCGCAGGCATATATCGCCCTATACGATTGGAGCAGGTAGGTTCAGTTACGAGTATAGCCCTTTTCTTTTTGCGTAATGGCGCTACCAAGGCAGCGGCTACCGTTACCTCATACGAGGGTGCTATATTGGATATGTCGATGATGGCAGCCGCGACACCAAGCATAACGGAGAGCATTAAAGCAGAGCCGGCGGCTACTGATTTCGTCGACTTGGTGCAAATACAATACTGGGATGGTGCGCAGAAGTCAATCTCTATGCGCGTTGTACACTCCCCGGTAGCAAACGCGCGTAACGCTTGGGACGCGAGCACTATTAATCTATCCGACTACGGTAACGGGATGTTTAACCAGTTGGACTTTAGCTGTGCTTCGTTTCTTAACAGTCCGTTAACGGGTACACCGTTTAACTTTGCTCTAAGATACGGGCAGCAAACCGCAAACTCGGACGGTAGACTACGGTTTAGGAACGACGGTACGGGTACGTCTGGCATTTGGGCTAATTCGTCCGCATCGCAGTCGGCATACCAGCCCATGAGAGAGTTTAGAACCGCAAACGATGCCAGCGTATGGGGCTACGCACGTTTTGAACGTAAATACCCGTATTGCCCGGACCCCAACAAGAGGGTAACGCTTCGATGGCTTAACAGCAAAGGCGCTTATGATACGATGTATTTCGACCAATATCGCATCGTTCCTACCTACTTGGTTAACTTCTCGGGCGGCAACCGCGTGTTGTCCTACGACGTTACAATAAACGTAGTAGTAACCGATGATAACCAAAACGCGTTGTACTGGCTTTCACGTTCGGGCGAGGTTGCCGGGGTATTCCCTTTGGCTACCAACCAGTGGGCACGGGTCACGATACAGAACCCGAACGCGCTGAACATACAAGGCGGTGCGGCTGGTCGTGTAGCAGCGTTTAAATGCAAGTTTGAAATTATAGAACCTTAACAATATGGATTTAACAATACGAATTAATGGCGAGGTGATAGACGGTGTAACCGCGAACTCGGTGAAACTTACTATCAACAACCCAGACCCTTTAAAGTTCACGGAGCAAACGGTTAGTTACTCCGGGACGATAAACGTACCCCGGTCAGAAGTGAATGACCGGGTATTCCGTTCCGAGCGTTTCCCGGGGAAGTTCATAAGGACATCCCCGTATCGCGCCGAATTGTATTTCGGGGGCTTCAATATTCCGTTCGGTAGCGGTTTGTTCCGCGTACGTGTAACGGCAGACGAGGACGGGTATAGCCTTGAACTGATAGAAAACATATCGAAGCTTTCGTCATTGCGTGCCCCGGTGGTGGCGATACCTAAATTTGAAACACCGGCTTATCAGTTTTTGACGTATATAGATAGCCTTAATTACGCGTACCCGAACGACGTTACTATGCCTACACTATACGCGGCGAACGGGACAACGCCCGTGCTTATGTCATACATCGCAGACCGAGTTACAAAAAAGGCAGGTGATTACAAGGACGCAGAAAGTCAGTTGGTTTTTAAAGGCGCGCACGATGGGTTGGACGGCTCGGTATATTCGGCTAACTACATGATAGCGGAAAACAACGAAGTAGCCACTTGCTTTACATACATGACTGGCTCGGAATTTGATTTAAGGTTTACGGATGATTCGTTTATCGTTCTACCCCCTACCGCGCCCTCTACCGTTTATCTTAGAAGCAACGGCGGTACATTTGCTTTGCCATTTCAGCGCGGTGCGGTAAGACCCGACGGCAACCACCCATATTACCCGGTAAACCCTGGTAGTACATCGTGTTTGGTTACCCCGAGGTCTTCACGCGATTTGAACTTCGGTTTTACCACATCCGCCGTATCGGGGGTATACTCGGGTACGCCTATTACCACCGTACCGAATGCGGAAGCGTACTATATATCGTTCAGAATTAATTCGGCTACAGCCCCGGAGTATGCCTGGGACTTGGTGGAGACAATGGGTATTGATACGCCTTTCGATATTGTGCAGGCATTTTGCAAGGCGTTTTGCTGGACGTATGAGTTTAGGTCAAGCCCGTTTGCGTTGACGCTGAAACCGTTTATCAACCCGTCTACGAGTTCGGAGTACCGTGTAGACTGGACGGGGAAAATAGACACGTCAAGTATCAAAGTATCGGAAGCCGCTGGCGCGGCAAGAACATACGTGGTACAGGTAGGTTCGCTTAAACAGACGGTAGGCGGTTACGGCGGCGCTATTTCTACGCAGGAGACAGTAGGTGAGAGCGCGTTCCCGGTAAACCCCGGCGCGCAAAGACCGTACGCCTCTATGATTAGGTTGGCAGGCTCGTACGTACCCGATAACTATTTCAACCGTGCGAGCGGTTACCGTGCAACGATAGCAGGGCATTACTACCGTTTCTCCCCCGGGTGGCAGGTGACGGCTAAAATGAACCTATCGTATTTTGATATACAGAAAATGAAGTCCGACGCGCTTTATTTCGTAGGTGAGCTTAACTACTGGTTTTATCTCCGAACGATAAGCAACTGGGACGTGTCAACGGGAAATGCGAACGTTACGTTAATCGCAGTTAAAAATTAATAATTTGGATTATGGCAACAGAAAAAGTTACTCTATTAGACCTTTCGTTTGATACGTCTTCAGCCCTTGACGGGCTTGACGCCCTTATAGCAAAATCCGTAGAGCTGGCAGAAACAAAGAGCCAGCTAATGGCAGCGCTTAAGGACGAGAAAAAACAGCTGGACGAGGCAGGAAAGGCGTACAAGGCTGGGACAATCGGACAAGACGAGTATAAAAAGGCGGTAGGCGATGCGGCAAAGGCACAAATCGAATTGAAAAAGCAGTTGTTGGACGTTAACGCCTCAATCTCCGATAACAACCGCGAGATAAAGACGAACACGACGCTCTTAAACAGCCAGGAGGACAGTGTAGACGCACTCCGTGCCCAGTTGGCAAAGAATACCAAGGAGCTAAACGCGATGAGCGCAGCAACCAGGAACAACACGGAAGAGGGGCAGAAGCTTGTAACCGAGACGAAGGAGATAAGCGACAGGCTTAAGGACATGGAAAAGGCAGTAGGCGATAACCGCAGGAACGTAGGTAACTATGCGGAAAGCATACAGGAAGCAATGAGCAGCACACAAGGGCTTTCTGGGGCTACAGCGGCTATGGCTACCTCTCTTTCCGGGGGAGTTAACATCCTAAAGGTGTTTAACGCTACGTTGAGAGCTAACCCGATATTAGCGGTTGTTTCGGTTATCCTTGTTCTCGTGTCCACTATCGAAAAGCTGATGAAACGTAACAGTGAGATGGCGGCAAACCTAAAGGCGGCATTCGCTCCGTTTGAGGTTATCTTCTCCCGGATACTCGACGGCATCACCAACATGCTGAGCGGTGTCGCAAAAGCTTTCGAGTGGGTGAGCGAAAAAGTTGTAAACTTGCTTTCGTCTATCGGTCTGATTACCGAGGAGACCACTAAGGCAGCGAACTCAGCCAAAGCGCTCACCAAGCAAGAACTTGCAATATACGAGGCAGAGACAAACAACCTCGTAACATTGTCGGCGATGCGCAGGGAACTTGAGGCGCAACGTACCATTGCAGGAGACCAGCTAAAGACCGCGGAAGAGCAGATCATGGCAGCGCAAAAGGCTATCGCGATTTCCAAGCAGATGGAAAAAGCCGAGATAGACGTACTACAGCAGAAGTACAACCAAATCAAGGCGCAAAACGAGTTGAGCTACACCAGCAAGGAGGACAGACGCGCCGAGATGCAAGCACTGGCAGACCTACAGGCACGTCAAGCGGATTACATCGCAGAGCGTAAAGAGTTGGAAAACCAAGCGAGCGGCATCGTAAAGGCACGGATAGCAGCTAATGCAGCAGCTTACAAGGCAGCAGAGAGCGCGAAGGCACAAGCCGCGATAAAGGCAGCGCAGGACGCGGAGAACCAAAAGCGCGCTTTACAGGCTGAGACAATAAAGCAGATGGAAACAGCATTAACGGCTCTTAACCTTTCGATGCAAGCTAAAGAACTGGAGAACAGTTCGACGGAAACCAAGCTGGAGAACGAAAAGGCATACGTAGAAGAAAGTTTAAAGCTTGAAGAGTACAGATTGGAACAGGGTCTCATCTCAAAGCAGGAATACGCCAACAAGGAAGCCGAATTTAATTTGGGCATACAGCAGTTGGAAATGCAACGTAAAGAAGAGCAGGACGCTCTTATGAGGGAACGCGAAGCGATGGACGCGGCGAACCTTCACGAGCTTAAGATGGCAGAAATAACAAACGAGTACGACTTAAGACAAGCGCAACTTGATGCACAATACGCGCAGGAGATTGCAGCCGCCGAGAAGATAGGCGCGGACACCGCGTTGATACAGTCCAAATATGAGAAGGCAAAGGAGGAAAACACCCGAGCGCGCGTTAACGCAGAACTGACAATGACAGCAGGTCTTGCAGGACAAATGTCAACACTCTTAGGGGAACAAAGCGCTATAGGTAAGGCATTTGGCGTTGTTCAAGCGACAATAAATACTTACTTAGGTGCAACAAAAGCGCTTGCCACGGGTGGTATTCTCGGTATCGCACAAGCCGCAGTTGTTATCGCGTTCGGTATGAAACAAGTCGCTACGATTGCAAAACAGAAAGACCCCGATACTAAAATTAACACGTCAGTCAAGAAGTATGCAAAGGGCGGTATGATATACGGGCGCTCCCATGCACAAGGCGGTGTAACGTTCCGGGGTGATAACGGACAGGTGTTCGAGGCGGAAGGCGGTGAAAATGTCTATATCATGAAGAAGACAGCAAGCGCCGAGATTAACGCCCTATCCGCGCTCAACGAGGCTCACGGGGGTAACTCGTTCGGTACATCGGGGCTTTACAAGTTTGCTGATGGCGGTATGGTTGCCGGGCTTTCCGAGGCTAACCGGGTAGTCAAGCAAGCTGGAAGCATGAAGTTATCAAACGAGAGTATTAACCAACTCGCCGGGGTAGTTATCGACGCAGTAATGAGCATGCCCAACCCGGTTGTATCGGTGCAGGATATCAACAACGGACAGAACGACGTTTCAGTAGTCCAAGGGCTGGCAACATTTTAAACCATTAACTCGTACAGAGATGGCAGTTTACTATATACTGCCTATCTTTGCACGTGTTACAACAAAGACAAATTATATGAAATTTAGAAAACTTAGAATTATTCAAGCCGGGGTTACTACCAATTTCGGTACATACGAAGGCAAGGAATTTCCGTTAGTCATTACGGAGACCGCAGTTCAAAGCGTTGTAACGCTCGGCAACCTAAAGCCTATCCATTGCAGGCGCACCCATAACGGGGCGGATATGCTGGACGGGTATTTAGGAAAATTCACTAACTTCGTCTACGAGGACGGTGTAGCCTATGCCGATTTGGAATTATCCGAAGCCCTACAAGCCGCGTACCCATCGGAGGCAAAATTCATCTCCGAGATGATAAAGAACGAACCCGATATGCTGGGCGTTTCGGTGGTAGGCATAAACAATCAGACATTAAACGGTGATGTGCTGGACGTTACCGAATTTTTTGAGTTATACTCATGTGATTTGGTAGGTCTTCCAGCAGCCACCACAAGCTTATTTAATAATCAAAACGAAAAGAAGATGAACAAATTTTTTAGTTCTTTCGCAGAGCTATTCAAGAAGTCAAGCTTTGCAACCGAAACGGTAGAAACCGTAGACGGCGCAAGTATCACTATCGAGGCAGCAGGCGAAGTTATGGCTATCGGTGACAAGGTTTTCGATAGCGAAGGCAACGTTCACCCGGACGGCAAAGTAGAAGTGCAGGTTGAGGACGGTGTGTTGGTTATCACCATTGCAAACGGTGTTATCGAAAGCGTAGAAGCCAAGGTAGAAGAGGAAGTAAAAGAAGAAGAGACTGAAGTTGAAACCCCGGCTACCGCTGATGTACCCAAAGAGTTTGCAAACCGTATGGCAGCTTTGGAAACATCGGTTACCGAACTTACCGCAGCAATAGAGGCTATGACGGCTCAATTTAACAGAGCGACACCGAAACCCGGCGTACCGCCCGTTAACATGCCGAAGAAGAAAGAAACAAAATTATCAAAAGAGGCTGTAGCAGAAGCAGCTAAAAGATTTTACAACAAATAACTAAAAAACAAAAGATTATGGCTTTTACGTTTACAGACCTTAACAAACTGAACCTCAACGCATTAAACGAGGTTATTTCTTTGACCGTAGGACTTGCCGGTGAAATCTCACAAGGCATTACAGTAATGAACGGTATTCCTAACGGTACGCCCGTTGTTTCCCTTACAGCAGCCGACAAGGCATTGCGTAAATCAGCAGGATGTGGTGGCGAATACTTCTACAATAGCGTAACCGACAAGGTTAAGTATTACCAGCACGCACCTATCGAACTGCCTATCGAAATCTGTTTGCAGTCTTTGTGGGGTAAGATGGTTGCAAAGGGTATTAACCTGGATGACAATTTCTCTGAAACTGAATTGGCTGGTTTTATACAGTCCGAAGTATTGAAGGTATTGGAGGCTGACTTGCTTCGTTTGGCTTGGTTGGACGGTAACGTATCGGCAGAAGCAACTGGTTACGGTATCTTCACTAATGGCGGTATTATCAAGCAATACAAGGACAGCACAATGACTGAAAAAGTATTGACCCTCACCACTGACGGCGTTCTCACTGCATTGCGTGGTGCTATCGACGCACAGCGCCCCGATACGCTTGACAACTCGGAATTCTTCGTTACTTCTAACGTTATGCGCTTGTACAAGAACTTGTTGCAGACCCGTGATAACAGCGTAGCACAGTCCGACATCGTAGACGGCCGCCCGGTGTATTACTTTGAGGGTTACAAGATTAACGAGTTGAGACACGTTTCTAATGCTGCAACGGCTGACGGTTTGGACACCGCGTTTATCGCGTTCACTCCGAAAGACAACATTCAGATTGCACTGGAAAGCGCTGGTACAGTTATCGCTCCGTTCATCCAGGACGCTAAGAGCCGTAACTACTACTCACAGACTTTGTTCGCGGCTGATGCTATGTTGGTAGCACCCGAGAAAATGCAGTTGTGGTTGACCGCAAGAACATAAATAAAATCATTTACTAATTAAAGGGGTTGGGATATTAACCCAGCCCCTTTTTTATTTCAAATAATATGGGAAAAAATTGTTTAAATAAGCTTTCGGGTAATATCTTGCAGCCTTGCGGTATTACGCAAGTGGGGCTTAAGGACATATATCTGATGCACACAGAAGATGTTACTTTGACTTCCATTGGGATGGCGGTTTCAGCTATATCTTTTGCCAGTGGCGCGAAAAGCTACAAGGTGGAAGGGTATAAACAAAACCTACAGTACACCGCAACCCTTAAAACAACAGACGCTTCTGCGAGGTTGAACACATCGGTGACTTTTAAGATGCCCGCCGACGGCTCTATAATGTCTACACTCGCAACGGGTAAGTTCTATGTGATGGTACAATACGCAGATGCTTCTGCCGGGATTGTGGGTGTTCAATGCCCTTTAGAGTGTTCGGCAATGGAGTTCGACAGCAACGCGAATGCAGCACTTGTAACGGTTACATTGTCCGACCCGGAAGGTTCGGCAGGAAACGCACACATGACGTGTTATAATGCCGTCCGTGAATCAATAATCTCTAAATCAGTTTAATTATGGCTTGTATTTCAAAATTGGCAAGAGCAATCGTTTATAATTGCGACAGTGGCGCGACTGGTTTAAATAGCGCGATTATTATTAATAAAGCGGATATAGCCAGCTTTTCAGTGGATGGCAACACTATGGTTGTATCGGGACTCGCGTTAGCGTCCGGGGCGAAGGCTTACAAAATTGACACGGTTAAGAGGTCACTCGTTTTGTCTACTGCACTAAAGGTTAACGACGGCGCGCCAAATGCAAACACCCATTCCGCGTCAATTATATTCACTGATACAGTAGACGTCGCTTGGCGGCAAGTTATGCAGTCTTTTGCTAACGGGTCGTTTGTGATTATCGCGAAACCTACTGACGGGATGTTTCCGCGCGTCTACGGACTGTATTACGGGTTATCCGCTACAGCAATTGACAACAACTCGCACGAAAACGGTAACTGGACTACGTTCACTTTGGAAACGCCCGAAAACGTTATCGGAGAGGATTCTGTGGCTATGTCAGTGGCAGACTACGACGCACTTTATAAGGCAGCAGTAGGATAGTAATTAACTAAAAAGGAAAGGAAAAAATAATATGGCATGTATAGGAAAAATAGGTGCATCTTTAGCTATGCCTTGCGGCGCGCCTGCACGGGCAGACTTAGGTAGACCAGTATCGGCAAAGCTTTTAAACGCTTCGGATATATCAAGTTTTACAATATCCTCCACCACGGGAGAGGCAACCATTACAAGGGTTCCCACATCGGCAGGCTGGGACATTACGGCGGCTAACAACGCTTTGGTTGTGACAGTCGGTTTGAAGTCGCAGGACATTATGCCCGGGGCTTACGACGTATCAATTACGTTCAAAACGTTTTCCGGGGAGTACGCGTTAGCAAGTGCTTTTACGCCTATGGGTTCTGTAGGCGCGTTATCGCGCGCAGAACTCGTTATTGCAGTAGACCACGGTGACATAGTACGCGTTTATGGTTTGGGCGCCCCATTGGTTTGTACCGAGATATCGGGCGATTCAAGCGCAAACGAATATATAACATACACCTATGGCGTCGAGGATTGGCAGGTAGGGACAACGATTCACAACTTGTCAAGGGCAGATTATGACGCGTTATCCACACCAGCAGAAACATAATAAATCAAAAAGAAAATGGCAGAAGAAAAAACAAATACTACGGGGCAGGGCGAAAGCACTGCACCCGTTGTTGTTGAACCGAAGGTTGCAACATTACAGGAAAAATTAGACGCGTATTTCGCAATGACAGGTCTAAAACTTGACCCTAATTGCCACATGGATATGGAATATTTATCTTTGTGGTATGAAACGAAGTATTTAACTAAGGTGGTTTACAGATGGGCAATGAAGCCCGGGGCGCGTATCGTGCATTACGTCGATGGTGTTGTGTATAAGAGTGCAAACATGACTGACGAAATCGCGGAACGCCTCATGACTGAAAACCCGGCTTATGCGGAATGCTTCGTAGAAATCAATAAAGAGGAGGTTTAAAAATGATAGGTTACAGACGTTTCGCGCTTGTTGTCGAAAAGGCGCTTAAGTTGTCCGCTAATACGGGCGATAAGATTATTAACTACGGTGACGGCAACTTATATCCGCAGGAGATAGCAGAACTTATATACGCTTCAAAGACAGCTACGGCAGCAGTTGAAAAAATGACCGAGAACATTATTTGTGAGGGCTTCAAAAACGAAGATTTCGCGGCGATAACAAACGGGAACGGCTGTAACATGGACGATGTTTTAGAGGCTACGGCAAACGATGTCGCACGTTTTAGGGGCTGGGCTTGGATAGTACAGTACGGGCTGACGCCCGAAGGCTACAAGCCCCGAAACGTGTACAACGTTCCATTTGAGTATGTCCGTGCCGAGATGAACGATAATTATTTGAAAGACCCGGCCATAAAGAGATGGCGCGTTTTCAATAATTGGGACAGGCAGAACGTCAAGGCAACGAGCAGCGCGCAGAACTCCACGGTATATCCTACCTTTGACCCGGATAACTTCGCATCAGAAGTTGAGGAGTGCGGAGGTATCGAGAACCATAAAGGGCAACTACTATACGTGAACCTTGGTACAACGCGCCCGTACCCCCTTAGCACGTTCCATTCGGTACGTAACGAGATGGGCGCGGAGGACAAGAACGGCAAATACGTTAACCGTACTTTGGGCAGGGGTTTCCACATGTGTAGTATCGTGTCGCACGGTGATTTCGAGACCGAGCAGGCACAGCAAGAGTTCAGAGATACATTAGCCGATATGATGGGTAGCGAGAACGCTGGCTCTGTTCTTACGGTGAGAGATGAAAACGTAGCTACGGACAAACCGTTTATCAAGGTAGACCAGTTGGGAAGCCCGATAGATAGAGAGCTTTACAAGGCATATGTAGAGCCCCTTAGAAAGGATATCGCAATAGCGGCATATAACATTCCGTTACCCCTTATTGATAGCTCTCTGATGACCTATTCTAACGCTTCGGGCGAGGTTATAAAGGAGCTGCAAAAGGTCTATCGCAATAGCTTGCAAAAGATACGCCAACGTATTTCACGCGAGTTGTACCAAGTGTTCGGGGTTGACCCGTCAGTTACAGAAATTAATAATAAATTTGAAGAAGATGGCATACCCGGTGGAAGTGTTCCGTCAGTTGTTTGAGATAGCAACAGACGTTAAAGGCAACAAGATAGAAAAGGCGTTCTTCGAGGCGGACCTACTCGACATATTGCCGCAGATAGGCAGCATGTACGATGCCGTACCGGATAAATATATCGCGGACGGGTCTAACTTCGCAGGACTTGAAAAGGTTATTTGCTACTACGCGTTTGCGCGTTATTTGCAGATAGCAGACCAAAACAGTACGAGCACGGGTATGAAGATTCAGACCTATGGGGGCTCGGTAGTCGTTCCCGATACAAGCAAGGTTAAAAGGTTTGAGGCCGAACGGGGCAAGGCAGACCTTTTTATAGAGCCGTTGATAAGCCAAATGAAGGCAGACGGGTTTATAAAGGCATGTATAGTATTGAATACCCGTATAGGGTTAATCAAGTGATAGAACAACTAGAGACCTATTTCCGCACGTTTTTTGCTGTTACCGTTCTGGCAGTAGTTACGGATATACGGGATTTTATATTTTTAGTGGTCATAGTTACCGCGTTGAACTGGTTGGTAGGTTATTTGGCAGACCGGGCAAAAGGAAAGCCCTACAAGCATAAAAAGACCATGCAGGCGGTTAAGGAGTTGTTCCTAACCAATGTGATTCTTTTCTTTGTGGCCCTTACTTGCAATATGTTAGAGCCGGGAATAGATTATCAGCTTTTAGTTAAGGCGCTCACGGGTATATTCCTTATTATATACGCGCGTAGCATAACAAGAAACCTACGGGTAGTACAGCCGGGAAATGAATTCGTGAAGGTGCTTAACAGCATAGCGAATATCAAGTATTTCCAACTTAAGAAAAAAATTAAGGATGGCGAATTCGATATACCCTTAGAAGAAAAGGAGAAAGAAGATGGCAAACAGCAGTAAATTAATACCGTTCATCCTACAGTGGGAGGGCGGTTTTGTTAATGACCCCGATGACCTGGGGGGCGCAACAAACAAAGGTATCACTATAGGCACATACACCGAATACAAGAAGCGGAAGGGGCAAAAAGCCCCTACCGTTGAAGACTTGAAAAACATATCCGATGCCGAATGGCACGACGTTTTCAAGTCTCTGTACTGGGATAGGTGGAAAGCCGACGAGATTAAAAGCCAAGCAATAGCAAATATCTTAGTTGATTGGGTTTGGGCTTCTGGCTCGCACGGTATAAAGCGCCCGCAGCGTCTTTTGGGTGTCAAGGCGGACGGTATCGTAGGTAAGCAGACCATTGCAGCCGTTAACGCTATGGACGCGGCTACGCTCTTTAAAATGATTAAAGACGATAGGGCAAAGTTCATCGATGAGATTTGCAAGGCGAGACCCAAAAACGAGAAATACCGTAAAGGTTGGATGAACCGTATTAATGCGATACGCTATGAATAAACTACAAAAGATAATTATAGGCTTTGCAGTCCTTATGGTGCTGTTTGGTGCGTTCACCAAAATGGTAGACACCATAAGGAAGCAAAGAGCCGAAATAGGACGTTTAGAACGTAACGTTGAGGCGATGAACGATGTGCAGATAGAGTACAAAACAAAGCTCGGGGATGCGGCGGTGAAGCGTAAAGCCTTAGAGATGACGCACAAGGAGCTAAAGAAAATGAACGCGGAACTATATAAAGAGGTGGATGCGCTTAACGTCCGGGTGAAAGACGCGCTTTCCGCAACCCGTACCGTTACCAAGACCGTAATAAAGGAGGTTGTGCGTACCGATACAGTAGCCGGGGAGCTTATAGCCGAATACCGGGACGCATGGAATACAATACAAGCACGGGTTAAACGGGATAGCACGGAATTAAGCTACCAAGGCAAGGACACGATAACGGGTGTTATCACAGTCCGGAAGAAAAGATTCTTGTTTTTCAGATGGGGGGTCAAGGCTATAGAGCACGACATATCAAACAAAAACCCCAAATCAAAGATAGATATAGACATAGCGGTAAAGCTAAAATAATTAGGAAATGGAGGGCTGTTAACAGTTCTCCATTTTTCGTTAACATTCTTTAGACACAGATGCACAGTAAAAAATCGCTACTGTGCAGTTTTTTGTGCACTCTAACTCTCTATATTATAATACATTATATGTAAATGCACAGTATGCACAGTAAAAAGGGGGTAAAACATTATCCTGGAGAAAATAGCATTTACCACTATAGAACGAGCTGTATAAACCACTATATCCTATATTAAAGTTTAGGAATTTAGGTGTGTTTCTGTGCAGTGCAGTCTATGCCATTGGAAATCAGCACTTTAGCTTACACCGGCTACTTCTTTACATCTTTTCACTTTTGATTAAGGTTTATTAGCACAAAAAGAGATACAACCTATTGATATTTGCCGTATATTTGCAATGTCAAAAGGAAACAAGGGTTTCCCGGATGGCAGGAGGTCACCAAGACATTAAATTGGAAATAAACGATTAAAAAGATAAAGTTATGAAATCACTTGAAGAACTTAAGAACAGCATTTACGAGAAGATAAACGAAATCAGAAATTTTAGCAACGATGATTCAAAGTTGTTTAATGAAGAAGACGGTTACAATTACGAAGAATTGAACGCCTTTCTCGAAAGAAACAAGAAAAAGAACTATATGAAAGCCGCTTGTATGAGGATGATTAAAAATTATCTTGACAGATTGTATGGCGGATGGAAGTTCTACGAGAAAGATTATTTGGTTTATGTCAATGACTTTAAAAGATTCGGATAAAAAAGTAGGTTAGCGGTGAACCTTTTAAAACCGCTATTGTTTATCTATTATAAACCGATTAAAGAGTAAAATTATGAAAGCAATTGATTTAATTTTTAGAGAAACGCTGACCGCCGGTCAGTTCGAGATGAAGAGCCACGTATTAGTATTTATAGACGAGGCGGGCAACGAGTATAGCGATACTTTTTCAGAGGTACGCCATAACGGGAGATTTGAGGCATACCAATACAACGGTATGGTATACGGGCACATGCAGAACCTTATGGAAGCTATTTTCTTAAATAAGGTTAACAAGTGAACCAACGTATTTGCAAAAGCGTTATATTTGCATCAACAATTTAAAAAGATAAAGTTATGAAAGAGCAAAAGTTTATTATCGACGAAGTAAAAAAGTATTTGCAGGCAAGTGCGAGAAAGAACAAATACCAAGTTATTGACGCAGTGCAGGAAATGCCGACGTTTGAAGGGTTTATACTCCCCTTATTACGTCTCTACAATGGAAGGGACAAAATACCCGGTAAACGTAGAGGAGATGTATATCTACTGTGACGAGTGGGACGAGTTCTATAACGAGACGGTAGCCAAGGTTGCACAAGCCATTTTGGAAGCCGAACAAATCAAAGAAGCATAAATTAGTTATTCACCATATAAAAAGAAAAGAAAATGAAGATTACACCGTTAACAATCGATTTTGACGTTACAAACGCACAAGAAGTAGAGTTTGTAAATGAACTCATGGGCCGTCTATTTGGTAGTGCACCCCTTAAGGCTATGGCAGCGCCTACAGAAAGCCCCGTAAACAGTACAAGTGTACCAACGTTTAGCGAACCTACACAGACCGCCGCACCCGTTCAAGAATTTAAGAAGGAAGCAAATCCCGAAGCCACAGCGATAGCTATTGCAGAGGAAACAATTACCGAAGCTATCGCGGAAGTGAAAAAAGAACTCGGAAAGCCCGTAACTGTCGGGAAGCCCGAAAAGGTAGCAAAGCCAAAGGCTGTAAAGCCAAAGGCTGTAAAGGAAGCCCCACAAGCGACGATTGAACCCGAACCCGTACAAGCTCCCACCGAAGAGGAGAAAGCCCCGGAGAAAGCCTCAAACGAGCCTCTAACGGCAAAGGACATGCAGGCGTTCATGATTGACTTAATGAAATCTGGGAAAATCACCCGTCCGCAATTAACGGATATCATGTTGGAGTTCGGCGGCGCGTCTCTTATGCGTATCAAGCCCGAGAAGTACGAGCTATTAAAACAACGTATTGAAACCTATAACGATTAAAAAGAATGAAAGTACAAGTAGACCACACAAGTAGGGCACACGCCCTACTTTCTCCGAGCAGCTCGCATAGATGGCTTAACTGCACACCGTCTGCACGGTTGGAAGAACCGTATGAGAGCACGAGTAGCGCAGCATCGGAAGAGGGAACGGTAGCGCACGAGTTGGCAGAGCACGCGATAGAAAAGTATTTAGCCGGGGAATACCTACCGTTATTGGACGAATTGCCCGTACCCGATGAGATACGTAACAACAAATATTATAGTTCAGAAATGGAACACTACGTAACAGATTACGTTTGCTACGTGTGTGACATATACGAACTGGAGGAAGGTGCTAAAATGAGTATAGAACGGAAGTTCGACCTAACCACATACGTTCCCGAGTGTTTCGGTAGCTGTGACTGTGACATAGTAGGCGATACGGTCCTAAACATCATAGATTTAAAATACGGTAAGGGAGTACAAGTAGATGCAAACAAAAACAGCCAATTGATGATGTACGCTATTGGAGTTCTTAACTCCTTAGAGCCAGTGCACCGTTCCAAGATTGAAACGGTACGCATGCACATCGCACAAGTACGGTTAGGCAATTACTCGGTATTCGAGATGTCCGCACGGGACTTGACCCACTGGGCTATACACGTACTTCGCCCGACGGCTGAAAAGGCATGGGCAGGACAAGGGGAAACAAAAGTAGGAAGTCATTGTAAGTTCTGCAAGTTCAAAGCACAATGCAGGGCACAGAAAGATGCTTTAGTTAACGAGTTCGAGACCTACAGGGACACCAAGGCATTAACGCTTGACGAGATAGGCGATATATTAAGCGAGTCCGATATGTTCACCGACTGGCTGGCATCGGTTAAGACATTCGCGATGCAAGCCGCCACACGGGGCGAAAAGGTCAAGGGGTGGAAGCTTGTAAAGGGTCGCTCGGTACGTGTCATAAACGACACGGAAACAGCCATAGAACGCCTAAAGGCCATCGGGTTATCTACCGAGGACGTAACTAACAGAAAGTTGAAAGGTATCGGAGACCTCGAACGCCTGGTTGGTAAGAAACCGCTCGCCGCAACACTTGACGGGCTGATAGTCAAGTCGCAAGGGCTGCCAACTTTAGTCCCCGAAAGCGATAAGAGGGAAGAATTAAGACCAACTATAGATGACTTCGAGGAATTAAATTCATAAAAGAAGTTAACGAAAGAACCAACCCACCAGATAAAGCGTTATATTTGCACTATCAATTTAAAAACAAAACGATATGAAAAGTAACAATGGTATTCTAACAGAGAAAGGGATTCAAGAAAGAACAAAGTTTCGGAACAAAAATCAATTCCGCACATGGACTAAAAAAGAACTTGAAAGAACCTCCACAGACATGCAAAAACTTTTAGTAGCTCTAAAGGAATTCAGCATGGACGAGATTAAAGCTATTAGAAAGCTAGACCGGTATAGCTCTGGTGCATACTACAAAGATGAACAGAGGTATACCGTACGGTGGGCAGACCAAAAAGATTTAGATTATGCTATTTCAATAGCACCAAAAACTTTTAAAGTTAAACAAGGTTAACAGAGTAAACAACCTATTGATTTATTTGTTATCTTTGCAACATCAAATTAAAAACGGAACGCCCGAACCGATTAGAGGGCAAAAACAAAAATTGTAGAATATGAAAGCAATGATTAAGAACGTGAGATTGAGTTATGTTAGATTGTTTGAAGCGCAACAGGTCAACGGACAAGGAGAAGCAAGTTACAGTGTATGCTTATTGATTCCGAAAGATAGCCCGGAAGTCCCAAAGATTAAGGAAGCTATAGAACAGGAATTTAGGGGGTTGAAAGCCCGTTACCCGAAACTGAACGGTAAAGACCCGAAGGTATGGACGAACCCATTAAGAGACGGGGACGAAGAAAAAGACGGCGCAGAGTATCAAGGTTGCTACTTTATCAACGCAAAGCGTAAAGAGAAGCAGGGCGCGCCTATTGTAATCGACGGTAAGAAACAGTACATCACAGACCCGAACGAGGTTTATAGCGGTTCTTGGGGCAACGTAGCCGTATCATTCTACCCCTACGAGTTTACCGGGAAGTACGGTATCGGCGTAGGCTTGAACGGTGTGCAGAAGACGAGAGACGATGAAAGACTGGACGGCGGTACGAGCATTGACGATTTCGACTTTGAAGACGAGAATGACGATTTATTTAACTAACAATCCAATTAAACAGATTAATACCCGGGGCGGTGTAATGCCGCCCAAAAATAAAAAGCAAAAATGGGAAAATACGATTCATACGTAAACGCAGAAGGTGTTAGAATTTCAAAGGTAACGGGAAAACCGTTGAAAAAATATAATAAGGTAAACAAGGCATACTGGGCTGCCCGTGAGGGCAAAGCAGTTGTAGCGGTACAACAACCCATTGTTGAGGTAGACCCCTTGATAGAGGAGCTTAAAAGCTATTACAACGAAGAAGAATTAAAGGGTATTATCGGTTTGAAGAAGGACGCGCCGCCCGTCGAACTGGTAGACATCACACCGAAGAAAAAGACATCACTTGACGAGGGTAATACGGGCTTTCTTATTGCTTCGGATTGGCACGCCGACGAAGTAGTAAAAGCCTCTACAGTGTTGGGCAAAAACGAGTATAACAAGGACATCGCAGAAAAGCGTATCACTAATTTCTTTGCAAATGCCGCGTACATGATAAAGAAAAAGCCCGTAGATAACCTTGTTATCGGTTTGATTGGCGATATGATAGGCGGCTACATACACCCCGAACTCGAGCAAACAAATAGCATGTCACCTATGCGAGGCGTTAACTTTGTTAAGAACCTAATTATTTCCGGGCTTAAGTATTTGCATGACCAACTGCCGGAACTCGAAAAGATAACCGTCATCGGTATCTGTGGCAATCACTCAAGAACTACAAAAAAGGTGCAGTTTAGCAACGGTTTCGAGATGAATTATGAATATTTTATGTACAAGAACATAGAGCATACATTAACACTTATGGGGCTGACAAAATTCAGTTTCATTATCCCGGAAAGTGAATTTGCATACATAGACGTGTACGGAAAGAAAGTGTTATTTGCACACGGGCATCAATTCCGCACGGCTGGGGGTATCGGGGGTATTTACCCGTCGATGATGCGCTGGTACGCAAAGATGAACCAAACAATACAAATTGATAAAGCCTTTATAGGACATTATCACCAAATGGTATATACTAAAGAGGTTTGTGTTAACGGCTCTTTGAAGGGCTTCGACGCGTTCGCAATGGGGCACGGGCTGGCATACGAAGAACCTCAGCAGACATACGTAATTCTGAATGAAAAGAGAGGATTTATTTTCTACTCACCTATTTTTGCCGATTAAGTTAAAAGGCTACTAATTGTTAAATAAATGCAATTAGTAGCCTTTCTTCTTGTTTATTAAAAACATTGTCGTACCTTTGCCGTTATAATAGTATTAACAATTAAAACAATGAGTTATGAGACATCTGTTTATTGACTTTGAAACGTATTCCGAAACGGACATTAAAAGCGCTGGTAACTATAAATACTGTGAGGACGAGAATTTCGAGATACTCCTTTGCGGATTCATGTGGGACACCGATACGGACGTTTCAATTATCGACCTAACAAAGCCCCAAGGACTGTACGAGTTCAACGAGTTGTTCACGTATGTACAGAACAACGAGGACGTTATAATAGTAGCGCACAACGCTACATTTGAGCGCATCTGTTTGCGTGAATATGGGTTTGATATCAGTCCCATGCGTTTTTTCTGTACGGCTAACATGTCATTGTATTGTGGTATGCCGGCATCATTGGAAGAGGTATCCAATATTCTGAACCTTGACGATAAGAAGAAAGGCACGGGCAAAAACCTTATCCGTTATTTTTCAATTCCGTGCAAGCCTACCAAAACAAACGGAGGGCGCACACGTAATTTACCGGAACACGCCCCCGAGGACTGGGAGGAGTTCATCGACTACCTACGTTATGATGTGCTTTCAGAAAAGGAAATATTCGGTAAGTTGTCCCGGTTTGAATTCCCGGAAGAAGAGCAGCGAATTTATGCAGCTGACCAACGAATAAACGATTACGGCATATTGGCAGACCTTGATTTAGCACACGCCGCGCAAGATATGGACGAAGAATATAAAGCGCGTCTTACCGAGAAAGCTGAAAAGGAATTTGGGCTAAGCTCTCTAAAGTCCATGCCACAGTTAAAAGACTTCATTAAAGAGCGTACAGGCGTGGTTATCGACTCACTCAATAAGACTAACATCGAGGGGGTGATAAAGACCATAGCGGGCCTTAAAAACGTTACTGACGAGGATAAGCAAGCAGTGTTAGACGTTATCGACCTTCGTAGGGAGATAGGCAAAACGTCGAATGCCAAGTACACCGCCATACTGGCAAGCGCCGGGAGAGGCAACCGTATTAGGGGCTTGTTCCGTTACTATGGTGCGAACCGTACCGGGCGATGGGCCGGGCGCTTGGTTCAATTACAGAACCTACCGCAAAACCACATCGAAGACCTGGACGGGGCGCGAGACCTGGCAAAGCTGCACGACCTCGATATGATGGAAGTTATATACGACAAACCTACGCATATACTATCGCAGCTTATACGTACCGCGTTTATTGCCCCCGAGGGGTACACGTTCTCTGTGGCTGACTTTTCGGCTATTGAAGCCCGAGTAATCGCATGGGTTGCTAATGAACAATGGCGTTTAGACTTATTTAACGACCCGAAAGCGGATATTTATTGCGCTTCCGCCTCTAAAATGTTCGGTGTCCCGGTACACAAGGGCGATGACTTAAGGCAGCGAGGGAAGGTTGCGGAACTTGCATTAGGGTACGGTGGCGGCGTTAACGCACTTACTACAATGGATATTAAGAAAGCGTTAAAAGACGAAGAAAAACCTCAAATATTGTCAAAATGGAGAGAAGCTAATAAAAAAGTAGTATCTTTGTGGCGTTCGCTTGAGGATTGCGCCAAAAGATGTATCGGAACGAGACGCGAACAAGTTTATAGGATAAACGATGTTTCGAGTATTATTTTTCGATATGAGAGCGGCGCAATGACTATCGAACTACCGAGCGGTAGAAAGCTATTCTATCCGTCTGCAAGAATGGGGAGGCGCACCATAGAAGGCGTTAACGGCCCATTTGAAGTTGAGGATATCTCTTACATGGGTCAAGACCAAACCTCCGGGAAATGGGTTAAGCTAAACACCTACGGCGGCAAGCTAACCGAGAACGTTGTGCAGGCGATAGCCCGTGACTTGCTGGCGAATGCGATTTTCAAGGTTTTTGATTTAGGCTTTAATATCGTGTTGCATGTTCACGATGAGATAGCCGCCGAGATTCCGAAGGACGGGAACGAAGAAAAGACGCTGCAAATAATGAGTGATGCCATGTGCAATGCCCCGAGTTGGGCAAAGGGCATACCATTAAGAGCAGCAGGTTATATTACCGAATATTACAAAAAAGATTAAAATTATGGATTTACGAAAAATGGTTTTTAAAATTGCTACAGCAAGCAGCGCGAAATCTACTTCATGGAAAAACCGCTCCTACTCATGGGACGAGTTGACCGAGAAGTTAGCGAAGGCAACCGTTACGGATGAGACGTACCGGGAGTTTATAAGCGCGAGCAAAGCCGAGCAGGGTAATATTAAAGACGTAGGCGCATTCATGGGGGGTGAGTTGTTCGGTAGCCGTAGAAACAAAAACAATATCGGGGAACGCTCTATTTTGGCGCTTGATATTGACTACGGGGAAAAGAACTTCCCGGAAGCGTTCTACTCGGTTATTAATTGCGCGTGTATCATTCACGGGACGCACAAGCACAACCCGAAAGCGAACACGCTCCGTTACCGTGTTATCATTCCGTTGTCCGAACCAGTGGACGGGGAACAATACGAAGCCATCGCCCGAAAGGTTGCCGAGTTGACGGGTATCGACTTGTACGACCGCACCACCTTTCAGCCCGAGCGCTGCATGTTTTTCCCGTCGGTTTCCAAAGACGTAGAGTATGAGTTTATAGATTACTCTGCATTTAATGAAAACCCTTTGGACGTGCAGAAGTATTTGGGCATGTACGACGATTGGAGCGATACTACCGAATGGGCATACCACAAGGACGAGAAGGGCGAAGCCCGGACGCTTGCTAAAGAACAACAAGACCCCACATTGAAGGAGGGTATCGTAGGTGACTTCTGTAGAGCCTACACGATTAGCGAGGTTATCGCGGAATACCTATCAGACGTTTACGAGCCTACCGAGCAGGATGATAGATGGACTTATACGGGTGGCTCTACTTCGGGCGGTATGCTTACCTTTAATGATACGTTTGCCTATTCATTCCACAACAACGACCCTATCCAAGGTAACCACGTGTTCAACGCCTACGACCTTGTACGCGTGCACAAGTTCGGCAAATTGGATAAGGGCGCGGATAGGAAGAACTCTACCGAGGCTATGAACGAACTGGTAAACAAGGACGCAAAGGTAGCCGCGGCACGTGCCCGGATGCTGGCAGTTAAGGCCAGGGAGATTATGGAAGACTTCGATGACGTTATAGAAGTAGAGGAAGCGACGTACACAGATGTAGCAACAACGTATGAGGACGCGATGGCAAAGCTCGAAACCGATAAGCGCGGCACTTACCTACCATCAGCAAAGAATTTAGGGCTGATAATGAAGTACGACCCGAACCTAAAGGGGCTTATCGCGCGAGACCTATTCAAAGAACGCCGGGTTGTTACACGCATACCTCTTTGGCGCGCGAAAGATACTTCTTTGGACTTCCAGGATGTGGACTATTCGGGCGTACGTAAACACATCGAGGATATTTATGGCATATCGAATAGGGCAAAGATTGACGATGCTATAGCGTTATCCGCAGAAATGAATTCTTTCCACCCAGTGCAGGAATACCTAACAAAATTGAAATGGGACAGTATCGAAAGAGTTGATAAGGCTTTAATTCACATCATGGGTGCAGAAGATAACATATACACCCGTGAGGCATTCCGTATCATGATGGTAGGAGCTGTTAAGCGTATCTTTCAAAAGGGGTGCAAATTCGATAGCATGTTAGTTCTACAGTCCGAGCAGGGCGCAGGAAAGAGCACATTCATCCAAAAGCTGGGTAAGCAATGGTTCTCCGATAGCCTTTCAAGTATGGACGGTAAGGACGCGTTTGAACAGTTGCAAGGTAATTGGATATTGGAGGTAGCCGAGTTGTCAGCGATGAGACGTTCAGAAGTTGAGGGCGTGAAAAATTTCATCTCTAAAACAGAGGATAGCTTTAGACCGGCATACGGACGCGTTACCAAGAACTTCCCCCGGCAATGCGTCTTTATAGGTACGACCAACCGGGACGAATTTCTAAAGGACGATACGGGCGGCAGACGCTTTTTGCCCGTGAAGGTTAAGGCGAACGCCAATACGCACCTTATCTTTGAGAAGGGGTTCGACGATTATGTAGACCAGCTTTGGGCCGAGGCAGTCCAAATGTATTTCCGAAAAGTGAGTACGCTGTTATCCCGTGAAGCCGAGGCGATTGCCGAGGAAGGGCGTGAAGAACATTACGAAGCCGACCCCCGTACTGCATCAGTAGAGGAGTATTTGAATATGCTTGTGCCAACAGATTGGAGGCGGATGTACGTAAACGAACGACGCATGTACTTTAGGGAATACGACGCGACAAAGGTAGACCCGGAAGATTTTACACTGGAAAAGATGGACTTCGTGTCTACCATGCAAATCGCTACAGATGTGTTCGAAATGGAGGTAGGGCGCGTAACCGCAAAGGAGAGTCGTGAAATAGCCGCTATCATGTCTAAGGTACAAGGGTGGCAGCGTTCAGCAAAAGCCAAGTCCGTTATGGGTATCGGACGCGCACGAGGGTTTGAGCGTATTGTTAACGAGTGATAACAGAGGGGGGCGTAATAGCCCCCAAATGTTAACTAACAGTTAACAGAATAACTAAATGAGATTTATTTCTTAAATGGTGTTAATGAAATATACAACCTATCATTATTTGCCGTATATTTGTAATGTCAAAAGGAAATAATAATAATTTAAAAACTTAAGATTATGAGAACTTCAATTTTAAACCTTATCAGAGAAAGCGGTATTATTAGTTTTAACGATATTATTTATGCGCTGAACCTACAGACCGAATACAACGAAGCAGCTAAACAAATAGCATATCTCCAAATGGAGGGCCTTGTACATTACGTGCCAGGCAAGGGCTACGAAGCAAAATAAAAGTTAATAAGGCAATAACGGTGAACCTTTACAAAGCATCCGTTGTTTTTATAGTATAACAATTTAAAAACTTAAGATTATGAGACAAGAAGAATTAGTAGGAAAAAAGGTATTAGTTAAATTGCGTGCCCTACCAAAAGAAGAGCAAGAACAACGCGTAGCCAAACCAGTATTTGATAGGTTCTCAATAGTAGAAGTAATAGGGTTTAACTATAATAACACGCGCGACGTTATTATAGACGGCAAGAGCCTGGGCTGGTCAGGGAGTGCCCTGTGTGATACGGACATAGTAATGAGGGAGGCCAAAACATACTGGTTTGTGAATTTAAATGATGTTGTAACCGTTTTAGAATAAAAATATAGGTTTGCGGTGAACCTTTTAAAACCGCAAACGTTTATAGTATATATCAGAAATTTAAAAACAAAAGATTATGAGTGACAGAGCGGAAGTAGTTAGAGTAAAAACATTCGGTAGGATAGCTTTTCAAGTGAACATAATAAATGCCGAAACGGGATTGTACCGAAATAGTTTATCCAGAAGATTTGAAACAAGGAAAGAAGCTTTAGAATTTATATCAAATTACGGTTTAACAATTTAAAAACGAAAGATTATGAAAAGTGGAAATTTTATTGAACTGACATTCGTAGTTAAGGGTGAATTGCAAGTAGAGTATATCAACGTTGAACACGTATCGCGTATCATGTACGTGGACGGCAAACCATTTATCGGTATGCTGGGACAGACTTACACGCGTCAACTGACAGAAACGAGCATGCAAGAACTAACGGAGTGTATTAACTTAGAAAACAATTAAATTAAAATGGTTACTATCTTAAAAGTTATCGCAGTAAACGAAGGGGGGCGTACCTCTTATTATCCGACCCCGGACGATGGGGTGTTTCCAACCGTGGAGATGGCACGGGCGTTTTATAAAAATGAGTTCAAAACAAATAAAATACTATTGTGTTATGTCAACAAGTGAAAACGTTAGAGATTACAATGTGGGAAAGTCCGATTATTCAAAACATAAGATACAACCCTGGGACATTTGGTTAGAGTACGGTTTGAACCCCTGGGATGCGGACATAGTTAAACGGGTGTTACGTACCAAAGATGGTGAAGATAGAAAGCTGGACTACGAAAAGATTATCCATGTGTGCAAGGAGCGTATCAGACAGTTAGAGGCAGAGCGTACCGGAGTAATAGAGGGCAACGAACCTGGCTACAAAACAGCCATCCTCCCAGCGGAAAAAGCCGATTATAAAACAGTTATTTGCCCTTCTGAAAAGGACAAGCCCGAACTACGATACAATGAGAGTGCAAAGTTCGACGGAATATATAATGTGTATAGCGTTTTCCAATTGGATGGCAGACCATACGCGTATCTCGGGTGTAGAAGAAAGACGCACACATATTTAGACCTTGGAGGCCTGGGTTTATGGGGCTATTTTACATACGACTGGATGCCTAAACGCTCTTTCGGACTGTACGAAGTCTCGTTAGGCAAAGAAGACCACGCGGTATCTATGGAAATCGGTAAGTACGGTGTAGCATACGAGAAACATGACTATATAATAGCACACGGTAACTTATACCGATACATGGATTCCACTCCCGAGGGGCACGTGTATATGAGGTTCGATGACAACGGGAAATTCACCAAGGTAGTAACAGAGCGCAAGATTTATAACCAAGGATTACAACATGTCAAAGGAAATAATAAGTGAAAAAGATTTAGAGCGCACATTCTCCGAGAAGCTTAACCGAACAAAAAAAGTGTGGGTAATAAAGTTATTATCCACCTTTGTAAAAGGTTTGCCGGATAGAATGATACTTTGCCAGGGTGGATATGTAGGATTTGCCGAGATAAAGACCACAGGAAAGAAGCCAACTAAGATACAGTTATTAGTACATAGCAAGTTAGAGGCTTTAGGCTTCAAAGTATTTGTTATCGATGATTTGGAAAGCAGGGACGCTGCAATAAGTTTCTTCTTAAGAAATGTTAAGGAAATAAACAACGCACCGGGAAAAGGGTTATCTTTGTAGCATCAAATTAAAAAACAGAAATCATGAAAAAGAGAAGTTTAAAAAAAGAAATTGAATACCGTTTGGGTATGTACTTTGGTATCAAGTCCGGCGCGCTGTATGTCCGCGACGATAAGTTCGGTAACACCGAGGAAATTCTAGACCAGTTGCAACGCGATATTACCCGAGACGTTAATTTTCTTTCGCGTAAAACACTGGGGTACGTATCGGATGAGCAGGATTTCAAAAGCATTTGTGTGTTCTATAAAACAAAATTAATGAAGTAATAAGCCATGGTAAGCTATATAGATTTAAAGTTAAAATGTATCGCAGGACACACCGAAATAGTAATCAACGGGCAGCGCATTAAGTGCGCTGCCGATTACGACCGCGTATTAGGGCATATAACGCCGGCGGCTCTCCATGAGTTTAGCGCCCAGTTAGCAATGATAAAAGCAATGTTATGTTAGAAAGAAAGCAATTACATGAATACCAAGTAAAGGGAGTGCAACATATTATCGACAACGAGTTTTGCGCGTTGTTCCTTGATATGGGTTTGGGCAAGACAGTAACAACCTTAACAGCCATCAAAGACCTTTTAGATAATTGCATTATATCTAATTGCCTGGTAATTGCCCCGAAGAAAGTAACGCAGGTTACCTGGAGCGATGAGATTAAGGCATGGGCGCACCTTAAGGACTTGACGATATCAGTCATAGACGGTACAGTTAAACAACGCCGGGAAGCCTACGAGAAGAAAGCGGACATATACGCAATTAGCCGTGATAACATTGTTTGGCTCGTAATGGAGTACGGAGGTATTAAACTTCCCTATGATATGGTAGTTATCGATGAGTTGAGCAGTTTTAAGAACTACGCCTCAAAGCGTTTTAAAGCCCTTAGAAAGGTGCGAAAGTTTATTCCCCGGGTAGTAGGCTTGACGGGTACACCATCGCCAAACGGACTAATAGACCTATTCGCGCAAATGTATTTGATTGACCAAGGGCAAAGGCTCGGTAAATCAATCACAGCGTACAGGGATAGGTTTTTTAGACCCGATAAACGGAACGGCGATATAGTGTTCAGTTATGCACTGAAAAGCCCCCAGGAGGAGACAGAGAAGCAAATAAGTGACCTAATAGGTGATATAACCATATCAATGACGGCAGAGGACTATTTGAAGATGCCCGACCGCATTAACATATACGACCGCGTAGAGTTGTCCCCGAAGGTGCTGGCACAGTATAAGGAGTTTGAGAAGGAGCAAGTATTGGAGCTTATCAACTCGGACGAGCCAATAAGCGCGGCAAGTGCGGCAGCGTTGTCCAATAAGCTACAGCAATTCGCAAACGGTGCAATATACGATGCCGACCGAAAGGTTATCGAGTTGCACGACGAGAAGTTAGAGAAGCTCGAGGAGCTTGTAGAGGCTGCAAACGGCTCGCCCGTATTGGTTGCCTACTCTTACGAGCATGACCTTGACCGCATAATGAAGAAGCTAAAGGCATACAAGCCCGTCAAACTGGAAAAGCCCGAACAGATAGCCGAGTGGAACGCCGGTAAGATTAAAGTGCTTGTAACGCACCCAGCGAGCGCAGGGCACGGGCTTAACCTACAAAAAGGTGGGCATACGCTTATATGGTTTGGCAATACATGGAGCTTGGAACTATACATGCAGTTCAACGCCCGGTTGTACCGCCAGGGGCAAACGTACCCCGTAACCGTTCATCACATCTTAACCACGGGAACGGTAGACGAGAAGATAATAAAAGCCCTGGATGGCAAGAAACATACGCAAGACGGGCTTATGCAGAGCATTAAAGAACTTATGGAATTTTACAGTAAGAAATGAAAAGAGAATTAACGCACGGCTCGCTGTTTAGCGGAGTAGAGGGATTTGGTTTGGGGGCTGCACTTGCTGGCATAAAAACCGAATGGAGTTGTGAATTTGAAAAGTATCAAACGAAAGTAATTAAAAAGAATTTTGGAGATGGGCACACAGTATATGGAGATATTAGAACGCTTGAAAACCCGCCATTTGTTAACATCATCAGCGGTGGATTCCCTTGCCAGGACATCAGCGCTGCTGGAAAAGGCGCAGGAATTAAGGGAAGCAGGTCTGGACTGTGGGGGCACATGCACCGAATTATCGGAGAAGTCAGACCCGATTATGTCATTATCGAAAATAGCCCTCTACTTAGAAAGCGAGGATTCGAGTACGTCTTACATGGACTTTCCGAAATCGGGTATGATGCGCAGTGGCAATGTCTACAAGGTAGCTTCCTTGGATTGCAACAACGCCGAGAAAGGATATATATCATTGCCTACCCCGTGTGTAAGTTCGGCGAAGGGAAGCCCGTGCAATCGGTTTTTCGGGAGCCCTACTTACCGTGGGAACTTCCACGAGTATATCCGGGATGGGGAGAGCGACGGGATTTACCCGAACCCCGAACTCTCGGAAGCACTAATGAGCTTCCCGACCTCATGGACAGAAACAAGTGTATAGGTAACGCAGTTCAACCACTCATGGCACAATATCTGTTTGAATGCATAAAATGCTTTGACCAATGAAAAAGTCAATAACAGTTATCGCAGTCCTACTACTTTTGGTAGGCTGCACCGTAGTACAGAACGCAGCGGACAGCATACAGCGTAATTTCAAGCTACAGCAATTAGAGTACGGGCTATCACTGAAGGATAGTTTAATACTTAAATGATGTTAACGAAAGAACCAACATAACGGGAAAAGCGTTATATTTGTATCAACGATTTAAAAACAGAAGATTATGGAAAAGTATTCAAAAGCAGTTAGTGAGATGTATTCACAGTTTAAAAAGTTCGAAGCCCATCCGATGGGAAAGTACATAGGGCGGTTAGCTAACTGCCGGGGCATAGATTGCGAGGTGGTGGGGTATATACACAATGAATTGACAGGTGACTCCTTGCTGATAGTAGATGCCTCGCAAATTGGGGGCTGGGACTGGTCGGCGCTGGGGCCTTTCGACGTGATATCCAAAGACTGTGAAAAATATTGCTACGCCAGTGTTAATGATTTAATAGATTAGAAGATTATGATTAGAAACAAAGATTTTGCATTGCTGTACGCCGGGCGTGCGGTATTCAACAAGAACGGTGAGTATGCCGGCGTGGTAGTTGGTTGGAACGATATGCTCGGCGTGATATTAGGTGTTAGCCATGAGGGTTGGCAGACCTGGGGCCTTACCGATATAGGCGTGTCCGATGATGAGTTTCCGTCGTACGTATACCGCAACGCCGGGATGCTGGTAGAGCCGGACGAGCTGATGGTAGAGCCGGACGAGCTGATGGTAGAGCCGGACGAGCTGATGGTAGAGCCGGACGAGCTGATGGATGAGGAGGAAGTCTCAAAGCATATGACGATAGGCGAGCTTATCGAGGAGCACGAAGGCGTACGGGGTATCCAATTCTCTACGGACGAGCACGGCAATGTACAAGCCGCCTATATCCGTGGTAAGAACGGAGGTATGAAGCTTGTTAGTATGGGAGACGGTTTGGAAAATGTATCATCAAAAATATAGGAGGAAAATGTATGGAAGCATTAATGCATTTATTTGGAATTGTGATAGGTGCGGGTTTGGTAACTGGTTTGTGGCTCGTAGCCAAGTTTGCAGCCCGTTATATTGATGGGGAGTACGACGAGTAATGGAAGGGGCAATAATGGTATTGTATGCCGTGGTAATAGCCATAGCGGTAGCCGCGGCAATCTTTACGGGCTTGGACGCATATTTTGCGTTGAAAGCCGCGCGACGTAGGAAGCCCGAGTATTTCAGTAGTGGGTATAAGCCGGAACACCGCACCGAGTTTTGCCGGGCGCGTCTTGTGGGTAAGTTATACCGACTCGATAATAAAATGCTGTACTTGGTCGAGATACACCCCGAGGACGCAGCCAAAGCGCGTGCGTGGAGTGTCCCGGAAACGGAGCTACGCGGAGTGTATTTACTGGAAGGAGGAAAATTTTATAAAATGACATTTAAAGAAGAATTATATGAAAGAACCAAAGCTTCCCTATAAGCTTAAATGGGGCGATAGAACAGCCGCAAGGGTTGACGAAGTAGATTACCTTATCGGTATTAGATTAGTGGGCTATACGAGCCTAAAAGACGTGATTATAGTAGAAGTACATGAAAGTGTGGCGGACGAGGTGGGCGCATGGAGCGCGCCCGAAGACTTATATAGCGCAGGCAGCAGCGACGTGTTTATGAAGAAGCCGCGCGCCGGGGCGTATTACAAGTATATAAAGATTGAAAACATCGTTCATGAAGAAAGTTAGTTTTATGGATATGGCGGTATGCCTCAACTGCCATGTGTTTATTATATGGGAGTTCATAAGGAGATACGGGTATACCGCCGGGGTAACGAAAGACAAGTACGGGCGCGGTTATGTAGAAGCCGAGCTGTGTAACGGTTGGATTGATAAGCTGGCGAAGTATGTAGCCGCCCAAGACTTCACATATAAACAGCCTATTAATAAAAGGCAGTATCTTATCAGAGACGAGGCACGTCTTGCAGAGGAGAAAAGAAACGAGCAGGACATATCGAGAACCTACGGAATTGACCCGGACGGAAGGATTAAAAGGGTATCAACGTTCAAGAATGGAACGGTTCAAACGTGGTATTGGTATAAGGATTCGCTCGGGTGGAAATTGACATAATGAAAGCGGTTTGCCTATAGGTGTTAGCAGTAT